TCCTTTCTGGCAGGACTAACCATACTGAAATCGTTGGCTAATTATGATTACGAGAAGAATACGTTCTGGCTGGCGTTTAGGTCATCGTGGTCAATGGCGTGCAACTTTTATATGGTGTCCCCTGCAGGAATCGAACCTGCAACTAGCCCTTAGGAGGGGCTCGTTATATCCATTTAACTAAGGGGACATAGAACTTACTGATTTTTAAGCGTTCAGCTTGTGTTGCATGTTATCCTATCATTCCCCGTACCATCAAGCATTTCATTCCTTTTATTTCCTTTCCGTTCGCATCGATTTGCTTAGAAAATCACTTCGTTCACTTGCCATTGCGTACACATTGAGTACAGAATGCAGAATTTCAGTGTGTACAGGATACAGAGCCGTGGCCCTTAGTGATACCAAACTTCGTAGCATCAATGCTAAGCCATACAGCGGCGTAGCCGAGGTCACAGATGGTGACGGGCTGAGTGTACGCATAACTCCCACTGGCACGATCACATTCCAGTTTCGTTATCGCTGGAACGGTAAGCCCGTTCGCCTCTCCATTGGCCGCTATCCCGCTATGTCTCTCAAGGAGGCGCGCGTAGTCGTCGGTGAGATGCGCGAATTGTACCTCAAGGGGCTAAACCCGAAAAATTATTTTGCCAAAGAAGATGGCGAGCTGACTCTCAAAGAGTGCCTGGATCAGTGGTGGAGTAAGTATGTTGAAACGCTGAAACCGAACACTCAGACGCTGTACAAGTCAGTTGTGTACAACACGATGTACACAGAATTCCCGGACGCACCGGTAGTAAATATTCCTGTTTCTGCATGGGTGCGTTTCTTTGATAAGCAGGAAAAGAAGAACAGCAAAAAGGCCAGGGTGCTTCTTCTACAGCTACGTTCTGTCATGAACTGGTGTATCAGCCGCCAGTTGATCCCATCGTGCGAAGTCCTGAAGCTTAGCGTTAAGACCATTGGCAAAAAACCTGATGTGGGGAGCCGGGTTCTGACGTATACCGAGCTGGCTAAGATATGGTTAGCTCTTGAAAACAACAAAATCGTTACGTCTAACAAGGTGCTTCACCAGCTGCTGTTGCTGTGGGGAGCCAGGCTATCAGAGCTGCGTCTGGCTACCGCCAGCGAATTCAACATGGATGATCTTATCTGGACGACGCCAGGAGAGCATTCCAAGATGGGTAACGTTATCCGTCGACCGGTGTTCGATCAGGTGAAACCTTTTATTGAAAGACTCCTCAATGCAGGAAACGATGTTCTGTTTCCCGGCCAGGAACTGGACAAGCCTATAGATCGCTCGTCAGCAAATCTCTATATGAAAAAATTAAGGGATAAAATTGATATACCAGAGTGGCGAACACATGACTTCAGGCGCTCGCTGGTGACGAATTTATCAGGGGAAGGGGTTATGCCCCATGTCACCGAAAAGATGCTGGGGCATGAGCTGGGAGGAGTGATGGCAGTGTATAACAAGCACGATTGGCTGGTGGAACAGAAAGAAGCGTATGAGCTGTATGCCGATAAGATTTTTTGGCACGTTAAACAGCTCGATTAACGCCGCCCTCGTCTATCCATTTCATTACAGCTTTACGGCTATACCTGGAAGGGTAGGTGAGAACAGGGTCGGGGAATCCGTGATCCTTTCTTAAACGCCAAACAGCCGTTTTTTTCTTTTTGAGCAGGTCGAATACTTCCTGCTCTTCCATAAAATCATTCGTAGTCATAAATTACCTCAATAATTCATTTTTACGCAGGAATCAAACGCTGCCAGATTGCAGAGACGTATTTAGCCTGGTGTTTGGCGTCAGCCAGCGCATTATGCATATCGCCGTCAAACGGAATATCCCGACGCGGGTTGATGCCAATGGCACGCCCTAATTCGACGATGGTTCGAACGTCGCGATCATTAGCGAAATGCCAGGGGCAGGGAATATCCACTCGGTCATAGCTGGCTCGCATGATGACGTTGTCAAAAGTTGCACCGTTACCCCACACTTGAACTCGGCCAGGTTCGGAATTACCGCGGATAAATGCAACTAGCTGAATGAGTGCGGTTGAGATAGCCATCGCTGCATTCTTATCGTTAATAGCCGACCTGGCTTCCTCACTTTGCTGCATCCACCACATAATGGTGTCAGGGTCAGGTACGGCACCACCATCCATCGAACTTTTCAGGCTCACAACGCGATAAAATTCTTCGCCGAGTTCACCAGTTGATGGATCAAAAAATACCGCACCGATGGAGACGATAGGGGCATTCGGTTTATTACCCATAGTTTCGAGGTCGATCATTAAATGGTTCACGTTAATTATTCTCCTGCGTGGTAGCTTTAGCATGGCAATAATGCTCACCATTCGGGCGGGTAGACGTTACCCCACAGCGCGGACATGGTTCAGGAAACGTCAGAACCAACTGCTCAACAACTGTTGAAACTTCCTGCTGTTCAGCGTCGGTAAGCTGGCGCTTAAGTTCAAACTCCAGCGAATCGACGATTAAGAAGGCGAAGCCCTCAATAGAACCGCGCATAGCATCAATGATTTTTTCTTTGGTAAGAGCATCAGTCATTGGTTGGCTCCCCGGTTTGCCAAAAATACAGCCCTTGCGAATCCGCGCGGCGTTAGTGAGCGAAGTTGCTTGGTGCGCTGCGAGTTACCACCTAACCATCTCCACCCCCAGAACATCCCAATATTTACCGGGCCCGGTTTTTTCTCTGGCATTACAAACCCGCCGCCAGCCCAAATGCAGGTCTTTTTCGTGTACCCGTCATACGCTGGCATTTTCGGGTGAAAACTCTCCTCACCCCCATGCATATAACCGCCGTACTGGTAGGGGTCGAAGTAGTAATCCGGCTTACGCCAGTGAGTGGACATTTTCCCTACAGGGTTCTCAACCATCCATTTAGCCTCGAATCTCTCTGCGATTTCCTGCACCATTTTCGCGTTTTCTACTGATACAAGGCTGGTGTGGCTATCATGCTTTGCCCCTGATACCGCAAGCTCTGTACAGTCGGGGAAAGCAAAGATAATGTCCGGGCTGGGGATATTCATAGCGGCGCACTTCTCGGCAAAATCCCCATCAATCCACATGTCTACGTGATGTACCAGCGGGTGCTCCTTCCGTCCTGCGTACTCGCCATGATTGCCTGATGAAGCGTTAAAGCAGTACACGGTGTGACCGTATTCAGCCCACGGCAACCCCATAATCCCGGAGCCATCAAAGAGTGACCAGACAGTTTTTTTAGCCATCACTCAGCCTCCACCTTGATGCCAGCGTCATCCAACGCCGCGTTAACTTCTGCCTCGGGGTATGCGTATATTGCGCAGTGCGCCCCAGTGAACTCTCGGCGATGCAAAACGCTAATAGGCTTCGGCAGCTTCACGGTGCGGGACTCCAGATGCTGGATATATTCTTTCAGCACATCAGCGCGATGCTTGCCCCACGGCTTCAGAACATCAAAGCGCTTATCTGTTTGCACCCATGCGGTTTTGTCGCTCCATTCCATGTAGGCGGTGCGGAAGGACTCCAGCTCGGCGTTGCGCTGCTGCGCCTTCTCCAGCGCCTCTATGAGCTGATCCGTGTAATGCTCAACTTCAACAGCCATTTGCCGCAATTCATCGTTAGGTGCGTAGGCAATGAGCCTGGATAAACGGTGAATATTTGCGTTTTTTTGTACGCTAGTCAGTTCGGTGATATCAGTCATGGCTGGCCTCCTCGAATAACACATCCCCCTCAATCCCACCGACCTGATAAACGATCGAGCCATCTTCCCGATATTCCATTGGTGCAGCGCTCCAGGCTTCGCCATTGAGATCGTCATCGTCGCCAACTTGAACAAACCCGCCAGCAACTACACGGGCCGGATACATTTCACCTTCCGTCCAGTATCCTTCGGTATCTTTTAAGCATTTGACATTCATGCTGCCACCCATTGATTGACCAGCCATATTCCCAGCGCAGAAAGCGATACCGCTCCAACCAGAACTATTGCATCCAGGATTAATGTCTTTCGCAGAATGGGATCACGGTAAATTTTGAAAATCATTTACTAACACCTCCCATTGTTGAATCAGATTCAATCGCGCGGCACCAATGCTATCGGCGTGGTAGGTCACCTTTACAGAATGATGTTTGTGCGGACATTGCAAAGCCCCATAACGCATATAGGGGCTATGACCATGCCAGGAGAATTGAGCTAAAGCCCCACAGGTAGGGCATTTGAGGATAGTTTCTGTCATGCGGCATCACTTTCTTCAGATGATGAGGTCTGATCATTGGGTTGCTTGTCATCTTTAGGCGCAGATGTTTCATAGCGGAATTCCTGAAGAATCGACAGCACTTCGGCCTGCATCGCTGGTGGTACCTCAATGATCAGCCCGCCGCTGGTGGTCTCTTTGCAGGACGAGATGATCTCAAGGAATTTTCGCGCTTTTCCCGCATTGAATTGTGGCTTTGCGATGCTCTTTGTAACTTTCGTCTTACCGGCTGCTTCTGCTTTTTTCATCAGCCTGGCGGCTTCCCTGTCTGCATAAACGCCATGTTCACGAGAAATGCCAATCGCAATGGCATAGTTCATAGAGCCATCGCGAACCAGCTTTTTGATATACGGGGTGCATTCATGAAGCTGGAGATGTTGAAGGATATCGGACTCTGAACGCTTAACTTTTGCGGCAATCTCAGCCGGGCTCCATCCCTGATTCTGAAGGCGGTGATACGCCGCACCACGTTCAAGGGGAGTAAGTGCCAGCCCTTGCGAGCTAGTCACCATAAACGCGATCTTATCGGCTTCAGTACCAACAAAATCTTTGCACTCAAGGCGCACGATATCGTGTCCCATTGCGATTGCGGCGAGCGCACCGTGATAGCGGTGGTGGCCGTCGATCACCTTTACACCACGCTCAGTAACTTCTACGGCCAGCGGCGGAATATATTCACCGGCAATAAACGCGTCGCGGAACTCATCGACATGCGCCTGATTTAGTTCGCGAACGTTGTAACCTTCTTCCGCATAAATTGAGGAGATCGGGACGTTATAGGTTTTACGGGTAGTTAACCCGGATTCTTTATCGTTATAGAGCTGGCCTAAGCTGGGCATATGGTCACCTTTTTGAATTAGGGAGTGCTTCGCTATGCGCCCCACCTGGAGGCGCATAAAACAACACACGGAATGGATGGGTTAGATGGAGCCTTCGTAGATAGGCAGTTCATCGCCGAGCTGGTTTTCCATATCGGCTACGATCTCCTGGAAGGCGTGCTCAATGATTTTTTTCGGCTCGATCAGCTCATACCAGAGGACCAACTGACCGTCGCGCAGGCGGTAGCGAATGCGCGCATCGATCTGGTACGGTGCGCCATTATGGAAAGGCGCTATTGCCAGGCTGATTTTTTCCGGGATTTGGGTATTACCGGAGCCGGACTTATCATCGCTGTACTGGAACTGACAGGTTCCATCCTGCAGGCGCTTAACCGACTTGAACTCAACCTTCCTGGTCTCCTGAAAGGCGAGTACCATTTCCAGTAGATCGGTACCTGACGGGCCTTTATAGTTATCGCTAATCGGCGCGACATTCTGGATGTTGTTTTCCAGAAACTCAGCAAAGTCGATCTGGTTCATCTTGCGGCCGTCAAACCCTATCCATGCTTTCCAGTCATCAGAGAATGGGCAGTCATACACTGCTTTGTGCATACCCCAGTGAGGGTTATCGGCGTCCTGGTGGAAGTCCAGCACCGCGACGATCTTCGTTTGGGTTTTATCAGCGAAAACAACAGAACGCGCATCACGGAATCGCTGGATATATGCGATTAGCGAACCGGGGGAAATCAGGTTTGTAGTCTGGCGAATACGAGACGGGGCAATCTGGAGGCTTTCGAGCGATTTGATATCGAAGCCATCCGGGACGACGACGGACGGGATATCGGTATCAGTTTTCAGCGTTGCAGCAACCAGATCGCGGATGTCGTGCACGGCAGAGCCTTCAATTTGAGACATTGAATAATTCCTTTAGATAGAGGTGTTGGGAAGAAAGGGGATTACTGGGCCAGCTTAATCGGTGCAGCTTGTGGCGCTTGTTCGATAACTTTCAAATCCATCTGAACTTGCGCCGGGTCATCACGCAGCAGATCGCCATCAGCGGTAGAGAACATAATGGTATCGGCGCGGTCCAGTTCCGGGATAGTGCGGGTTACTTTTGGCGTGACCTTCATGGTGTTTTCGTCACGGGTGTTCAGCATTGAACAGTTAAGGGTAAGGGTCACAGCTCCCTTTTTACCCGTTTCACGTACAGCCTTGATGACTTCGGCCAGCGCTTCGGTCAGCTCGGCATCGAGAGTGCCTTTGTTGATGTACGCCAGCTGCTGGCTAAACGGCGTGGTATTTTTGGTTTCGGACATAATTATCTCCAGTTATCAGCAAGGATCGCCTTTCTGGGTAAGAAGCCTGTACAGCCAGCTCTGCCGCCAGAAGCGAACGAATGATTTAGGGTTGCGAACAGCCTGCACACCACGAGGGACGCGCATCAGATCGCCGTAAGGTAAATTAACGTTACGGAAGGTCATATAAATCACCGATTAATTAGGTATCCGGCAGGAGTTGAACCCGCGCTGGGTTGGGCAGCCCAGCCAACACCGGGAGCGGACACATAGAAGAAAAAGGGCGGTTACCCATCAGAACATTATCCTCTTCCTCCTGTTTGATTGGTGGAAGACCAGGTAACCGCCAAGATGTTAAGGACACTTCATATTGGAGGAATTACTCACATCGTAAGAATGTTTTTAGAGGTACTATTCAAAAATGTGTATAGTATATTAGTTGCAAACTAAAAAATAACGAGGTCGTTTTATGGTAAGCAAAGATAGTTTTCTTAAGAAATTAAACCGGAATTCCGAAGCGCGGCTTTCAGATGAACAAAAAATAGAAGCCGCAAAGAGAGAAATGATAGATAAAGCCACGCATGACTCAAGTTTTTACGCATCGGAAGTAAAGAGTCTAGTTTCTAATGTGGAAAAATGGATCTCTGAGTCATCAATACAAATAGTAAAACAAGAGATAGTTGTAAGTGAGTTTTTGAAGGATAACATCACGCCGGTAAGTTATAGAGTTTTACAATTTGCTCTTGTTTATGAAGGTTTAAATTTAATCTTTACTCCCCAAGGTTGTCTCAGATTTCAAAATAGTGGATTAATTGATATTTGTGTTGACTCCCCGAACCTAACCAAAGTATATGAAAATATAGCTTTGTTAGTTGATTCGGAATTTAAGTATCAGTGGTTCTTTTCTGATGATAAAAATACTTTTATTGTGAATGGAGATACATTTAGGGATTTTGTGCTCAAAACAATTGGGATTGAGTGATTCTATTAATTTTGAGCGAATATTATATTTCCACACGCCTTAGTAGTAAGGCGTGTCATCCGACTTGCTTTACACATTACTTGTTATGGATAAGTGGAGAATGATAGCATTCTGCCCGCCCTGTAAGTCGGTTTTTATTGCGAGAACATTTTGTACTTATCCAAACAAGCATCCTTCTGATGCATCAGACTTCGAAACATTCTAAGTAGAGAAAATGGCGCTAATAGCTCTTCACTCTGTGAAGAGAAAAAATACTAACAAGAAGAGAAAGGAGCTAAAAAGCGCCACAGACTTAATAACCTCTTACCGAAACGGTTACACAGGACGGTAATTTGGTGGTGCTTTCGGGCAAGGAAAAAAATAACTTCCCGAAAGCTATCAACTCGCGCTTGCACATATCCTCCTGCCAGTGTTGCCCGTTCACGTCTGTTGTCACAGAGCTAGTCTTCTCACCGACCGGATCGCACCCGGTGATACTCCGCATTTGTGCGTAGGGGTCTAAACAGGTTTCATGTGCTGTTCCGACTTTGCTGATTGTAAAAGAGCGGTATTGCTTCAGCGGACCCCGTTCGTAACGTTTACGGTTGGGTATCTGTCCGCCGTTGATGGACAGATATTCCTACTTAAAGTAGAAAATATCAACAACCAAAAGTAGAAAATGTAGTGGTGTTTTATCATGTCATTGATTTAAAGTTGAATTTATTTTTACGCTTACAGTGTGTTATGGTTAAAAAAAACACCAGTGAGGGTTGCAAAATGGAAAGCGATTGGGAAATTGAGCGGCCCGCATTCATAGCTGGCGAGGTCGGTGAAGCCGCAATCTGGCTAATACTGAAAGGCGAAGAGGTCAACCGAGCCGCGATGGCAGAATATTTGGAGAAGAAGCGCCGGGAGGTGGGCAACACGATCCACAAAGGTGTCTTGCGAGATGCAGCCAGGCTTGTGAGGGATGGAAAATTTTAGGGCTTACCCGGCGTAACATGCTCGCCGGGAAGTCAGCCTACGGATGAGATATTGTTGAGGCATTTCCCTGCTCAATAACACCAGACCTTACCTTGTAACTTCCTAATATTTTTATTGTTTTATTTCCCTTCATAGCATCAAAGATTATACCTATTTCATCTGGATCATTGATGAAACTAGTATCAACATAAATAGGAAAGGACGTTTCTCCAGTCGGTTCGTGGCAACTAAGAGTCAGCTTGTCCGCAGAGCGTTTGATGCTATCTATTAAAACCTCAAGAGTAAGCTGTTCAGATTTAGCTTTTTCAATAGGGTTTTTGATGATTTCTTGGATATCGTTGTGAGTCAGCTCAACTTTATCCACACCCGTTATCGTTATGTGGGTGGCATCGGAAGCGCCCTTCAGGACGCCCGTAAATGCTTTTGCTGTATGTTCCTGAATGCCTTCTGCTCTTTCAATGGTATCTACTCCGGCATGCTCTTTAATTGCAGAAAGCATTCCATCTTTAAGAAGAGTCATCCTTTCGATTTCAGCTTTTTGCTTTACATCTTCTAATTGAATTTCTTGCTGCTTTTCTTCAATGCTAGCCTTGCTTTCAAGGTATGACGTGCCGATCCAGCCCCCGCCTAATACGGCCAGAGCAAACAGGAAACACATTGTCTTCTGTGTTGGGCTCATACCTTGGGTTACCTTTGCAAATGCTTCACCAAAAGCCTCAAACAACTCTTTTAAAGAGGCGATTATCTCGGTGCAACCTGGATTAATGGTGAAAACCAACTCAGCAGCTTCACGATCTTCTATGGTTAATTTCTGTAAGTTTGAAGTTTTATACTTTATCAGAGTATAAACTTTATACATTTCTGTCTGAAACTCACAGATACCCTGAGCAAGACTTGATGGCAATGTACCATTGTATTTGTTTTCATCGCCATAGATTTTGAAATCAATGCTATTGAAAAAATTTAGCTTAATATTTTCAATGCGTATGTCTTCGCCTGCCATTAAGCTGTTAAAAACAGTTTCAAGGTCGCCAAGTGAGTTTATGTTGATTGGTAAGGCTGAAGCTTCCATGTTAAATCCTTGATTATAAACATATCTGCAAAGCTACAGACCCCGGTCGAAAGAGCCTCATAGCCGGTTATATTTTATTGATTCATGAATCAATGCCTTACCCATCACATAAAGGTTATCTTGGGTATCTTCGTTGATGTACCACTTCTCATAAGCTGGGTTATCTGACAGAACCGCTAGCTTATCACCCTGCATTTGCAGGCGCTTAACGTGGAAAGTCTTCCCATAAACAAATGAGTAGACGCCATCAGTCTGAAAATTCCGAACCGATACATCAACGAACAGCCGATCGCCCGACACAAGGGTAGGGGCCATGCTATCGCCGTTAACGGTCATAACCTTAACATCTGCAGGATCACGATTTCCAAAGAGCACCCGCGCATGCTCTGTAGTGAACTCAATAGCGTAAAGCACTTCAACATAGTCGGAAATCATGTAGTTTCCGGGGCCTGCACTGACTGTTAAATCAAGTACTTCAACGCGATAAACATCCTGCAATGGATTGCTGGCAATAGACTTCACCGCTTCACCCTCCGAGGGCTTACCAACGCCATACTCAAGATATGCCGCGTCCACCCCCAAAACCGCAGAAAGCTTCCGCATTGTTGGAGTTCTTGGTTTTGCCGTCCCAAGCGTATAGCGCCTAACCATCTCATAGGTTACACCAGTCTTTTCTGATAACTGAGTGATTGAGATATCGCTCATAGAAATCAGCCCATTCAGGCGGGCGGCAAAATCTGGATACTTTTGTTCTTCTACCATAGGTAGAAGATTACGTAATTGGCAGTAATTCGTCATTTCTATTTTCAGTAGTTGATCTTTCTACTTTAAGTAGTATTATTCCTCTATCAACTAGAGGAGTCTCTCATGTCCAATTCACCCACCGAAGCCGCGATTAAGGCAGCAGGGCGGTCTTTATCAGAGGTCGCGCGTAGCTTTGGCTTCAAGTCTACCCAGTCAGTAGCCAACTGGGTCATTAACGATCAGGTCCCATCTGAGCGCGTTTTGCAGCTATGCGAACTTGGCGGGTGGATTGTTACTCCCCATCAGCTACGGCCTGATATCTATCCGAACCCCAATGATGGGCTCCCTGACAACAAGACTCAGGTTACTACTTCTGCTGCTTAATCATAACCACAACTCAAGAGGTGAAATCGTGGGTAATGAACCTGAATGGAAAGTAGAACGCCAGCCTGCATGGCTGGTGGCCGCGATAAGAAGAACTATTGCTGATTTATCGGGTGGATATGACGAAGCTGCTGAAATTCTCGGGGTTTATAAGTCCGATGACGTAACTCCGGCTACCGACCCATTGCATAACCGGCTTCGGACCAACGGCGATCAAATCTTCCCTCTGGGTTGGGCGATGGTTTTACAAGCTGCTGGTGGCTCAAATCACATCGCAAATGCCGTTGCTCGTCACTCCAATGGGCTCTTTGTGCCGCTAGCTGATGTGGAAGATATCGATAACGCCGATATCAACCAGCGTCTGATGGAATCTATTGAATGGATTGGCAGGCACTCGCAGTACATCCGAAAAGCTACTGCTGATGGTGTTATTGATGCTGCCGAACGCGCTCAAATTGAAGAGAACAGCTACCAGGTTATGACCAAATGGCAGGAGCACCTGACTCTGTTATTCCGGGTTTTCTGCGCCCCTGATGAGGTTTCCCGACCGCCAGACTAATCAGTCTATTGCCCGGCTCACAGAAGTGAAGCAGGAGGGCTTATGTATCAGGACGAATATTTTCACGTGACTATGCCCACGGTTTTTGCTCGTGAGGACGCCCCGTGGATTAAAGAGCAATTAGCAGCACTCCCGGCAGGTATGCGGGAAAAAATCGCGATGGCGTATGCGCAGGCGTACCAGGAGGCGTTCGACGCAGAACCGGTGTCATTCCGGCAGCAGAACGCAGCACGACGGACGGCAAACCGCCGATTGCGAGAGTTTTGCACGAGGTATACCCCAGCGGTTAGGGGATATACGTCGCTCCCACCCAGGGTTTGATTTTCTGAATCCGGGTTGGGGGAAAGGGGGCGGTGTTGGGTTTTAGCCCGAAGGGCTGGAACAGCTTTACCAGAAGAGAACGATCTAACAGATAGATCACTGTATGGGGTTGAAAACGTCGCTTGGAAGTTCAGACGTTTAGACATCCAAAAGGAGACAAAATGATTTATTCAGACGCTAACGAAAAATGGGCCCCCGTTCCGGTTGAGCCGTATTCCAAAGCCTACGAAGTCAGCAACCTCGGACGGGTACGCAGTATTCCGCGCCTGGCTAACTCTGAATATTTTATTCGACACATTCACGGCGGTTTTCTTAAAGGCCGCCAGCGCAAAGACGGGACCAAAACCGTTACGTTGTCGGTTCAGCGTCAGCGCACTAAGTTTGTCATCGCCGAGCTGGTGGCTATGGCCTTCGGGGAGGTTACTGCTAATGCTTAACATCCAGCCCCGCGAAAAACAGGTAGTCGCGTTAAACATGCTGCGCAGCGCCTGGAAACAGAATAACTCCTTCATGCTCTACGCCCCTGTAGGGTTCGGCAAAACAGCAATAGCCGCGCTGATCACTGATGGCTTTGTAAGCCGTGAAATGCGCGTAATGTTTGTGGCTCCGTATACGGTTCTGCTGGACCAGACCGCAGCCCGATTCATGGAATACGGCCTTCCTGGCGAAGAAATCAGTTATGTCTGGCGTGATCACCCGTCATACAACCCCACAGCTCTGATCCAGATTGCCAGTGCGGATACGCTGATTCGCCGTGAGTTCCCGGACAATATCGACCTGTTGATCGTTGATGAAGCTCACCTGAAGCGCAAAAAACTGCTGGAGGTTATCGACAATCTCACTCGCAACACAGCAACGAAGGTAATCGGCCTTTCCGGTACGCCTTTCGCTAAGTTCCTGGGCAATTACTACCAGCGCCTGATTAAGCCAACGACCATGAAGGAACTGATCGCCATTGGTGCATTGAGCAAATATGAGTTCTATGCACCGTCGCATCCTGATCTGTCCAAAGTGGAAACGTCATACGTAGCAGGCTATGGCAGCGACTACAAAGAAAACCAGCTCAGCCAGGTAATGAGCGAAGCCAAGCTGGTAGGCGACATCGTGAAAAACTGGCTGGAGAACGGCGAAGACCGCCCGACGATTTGTTTTTGCGTAGATGTCGCTCACGCCAATTTTGTCACGGTTGAATTTGCCAGCGCTGGCGTGACGGTTGAAGTTATGACAGCCAGCACACCGCACGACGAACGGCAGCTCACGATCCGCCGCTTCGAACAGGGCATAACCAAAATCATCATTAACGTTGGTGTTCTGGTAGCCGGTTTTGATAGTGATGTTCGCTGCATTATCTTCGCCCGGCCAACAAAAAGCGAAATGCGCTGGATTCAGATTCTTGGGCGTGGCCTGCGTGCCGCTCCTGGTAAAGATCACTGCCTCATCTTCGACCACACAGGCACGGTTAATAAGCTGGGCTATCCCGACGATATTGAATACGACTATCTCCCTTCATCGTCTGACGGCATGGACGAAGCACCGCAGAGAGCCGTAAAGACCGATGAAGCAGAAAAGCTGCCGAAAGAATGCAGCCAGTGCCACTTCGTCAAACCAGCCGGGATATACATCTGCCCGAAATGTGGTTTTAAACCGCTCGCCGGGGAAGACGTGGAAACAGATAAATCCCGTGGGCTGAAAAAGGTAAGCAAAGCGGAAGTCAAATATACCGCTGAGCAGAAGCAATCCTGGTGGTCTCAGATTCTTTTTTACCAGCGCACCCGCGCAGCGCAGGGATGCCCGGTCAGTGATGGCTGGTGTGCGCATACCTACAAACAAAAATTCTCTGTATGGCCACGGGGGCTACATCACACCCCGCAGCAAATCACACCGGAAGTAACGAATTTCATCAAATCAAAACAGATCGCCTTTGCGAAGAGAAAAGAGAAAGAAGGAGATGCCGCATGAATACCAAGCAAGCTGCGATTGGTCGCTGGGCGGAAATTTACAAATACTATGGCCTCCCAGGTATTACCGGGAAAAACCATCTCAAAGGAGAGTGCCCTCTTTGTGGCCGTACAGGGAAATTTCGCTGCGATGATAAAGACGGCACGGGATCATATATCTGCGTTTGTGGTTCTGGCGATGGCTGGGCGTTGCTGACTGCCAAGACTGGCAAAGAATTTAAGGTTCTGGCCTCGGAAATAGACAGGCTGATCGGGAACACCTACACCTCGGATCGCACCAGAGTAAATCCTGTGCGTACATCTCTGGCACAACAACGTGACAAAGTCAGCCGTAAGTTTTCGACACTCATCCCTCTCCGTGGTACCGGTGCAGATAGCTACCTGAAGGGGCGCGGTATTAACTCCCTCCCTGCAGAGAGCATCAAGTACTGCGATAAACAGCCAGTAGATGGAAAGAACCTCCAGGCTATTTATGCGCTGGCGACAGATGACCGCGGGGAATTGTGTTATTTGCACCGCACCCTGCTTGATGGTGATAAGAAGGCGCAAACAGGCGGCGCAGCCAAGAAGATGATGAAACTGCAGGAGGATAGCTATTTAGAGTATGCCAAATCCGTTGCTATTCGCATGTTCCCAATATCCTCAACGCTGGGAATTGCTGAAGGGATCGAAACGGCTCTGGCCTGCCACCAGATCACGAAGTGCAACACCTGGGCGACGATGAATACCGCCTTCATGAAGAAATTCCGCGTTCCTGCCGGGGTAAAGAACCTCATCATTTTTGCTGACTCTGACGCCAACGCGGCAGGGCATGCCGCTGCTTTTGAATGCGCTGCGGCGAATCTGCACGCGAAGAATGATCTGGAAAGTGTCTCCGTGCGCTGGCCTGCGCAGGGTGATTTTAATGATCTGCTGCTTAACGGCTCAGAAGTATTCGAGTGGGTATTTCACCGGGGGATGAAACAGTGAAGAAACCAGCGCCTGCAAAGGTGAAAACGTACAAACCGAAGAAGTGCGCCAGCTGTGGTGAAACCTTCACTCCGGCCCGCAACCTGCAAAAGGTTTGTGGCCCGCTCTGTGCTATAGCCCACAACAGGGCGCTGAAACAAAAAAAATTGGAGGCGGAACAGAAGGACAAGCTGAAGATGCGCAAAAAGGCGCTGCTTACCCGTGGCGACTACATCAAAAAAGCCCAGTCAGCCTTTAATGCCTTTATCCGTGAACGCGACGAGGGGAAACCATGCCCATCATGCGGGACTTATCACCCACCTATGATCTTTGGCGGCCAGTGGGATTGCGGTCATTTCATGGGGGTAGGTGCTCGTCCTGAATTGCGCTTTGAAGAGAAGAATGCTTACCGGCAGTGCAAAGCCTGTAATGGTGGATCGGGTCGGTTCGCTGCAAAGAATGCCACTGTACATGCCCGCTACAGGGAAACGCTGATCGAGTGGTATGGATTGCCGCTGGTGGAATGGCTGGAAGGCCCACACGAAGCGAAGCATTACTCAAAAGAAGACCTGGAAAACATAGCGGCTAAATACCGCCGTAAAACCCGCGAACTGAAAAAGCAGAGGGCCGCATGACAAGACAATACGTGAAAAAAATCAATTACCCATGCCAGACAGCGGCAATCTTTCAGGATGTCATTTACGTCATGCGTCCTGCCAGCGCATCTGAATTACTTGCAGAAGCAGATAAGGCTAGTGAGTTCTATTTGAATTATTTCCCATTCGCGACGCTGGAGGATATCAGGGAAGGCATTCTGTATAGCTTCGGTGGACTCTATCTGAATGATTTCCAGCTTATCCGGGAGGCCGCATGAATTACGATCTCATCTACTGTGATCCGCCGTGGGAATACGGCAACCGAATCAGCAACGGCGCGGCATGTAATCATTACAGCACGATGAGCATAGATGACCTTAAACGGCTACCTGTCTGGTCTCTGGCTGCTGATAACGCTGTGCTGGCGATGTGGTACACCGGGACCCATAATCGCGAGGCTGTAGAGCTGGCGGAATCATGGGGTTTCCGGGTCAGAACAATGAAAGGCTTTACCTGGGTAAAACTGAATCAGAACGCCGCTGACCGCTTCAACAAGGCACTAAACGCCGGGGAACTGGTGGACTTCAATGATCTTCTTGAGATGCTGGACCGTGAGACGCGCATGAACGGCGGCAATCATACCCGGAGCAATACAGAAGATGTCCTGATAGCGACCAGGGGAACCGGACTAACCCGCGCCAGCGCATCGGTAAAACAGGTTGTTCACACCTGCCTCGGTGAGCACAGCGCTAAACCGTGGGAAGTAAGGAACCGACTGGAGCAATTATACGGCGATGTGAAACGGATCGAACTATTCGCTCGGGAAGAGTGGAAAGGATGGGACCGCTGGGGAAATCAATGCAACAACAGTATCGAAATTATTACCGGACTGATTAAAGAGGTGAACCATGCAGCGTGATATTCAACTGGTACTCGAACGGTGGGGAACTTGGGCTATTAGTGAAGGCTCTCAGGTTGACTGGTCACCAATTGCAGCGGGTTTTAAAGGCCTCCTGTTAAATACCTCAAAGTCTCGCGAGTCATGTTGTGACAATGATGGCCTTATTGTAGACGCTGCCGTAGGAATGCTTAAACGAGCTGGCCGGGATGATGAGTTAAATCTGGTGATGTTGCATTACATGCATAACGTTTCTAAATCGACTATTGCCCGCTGGGAAAAATGTTCAGAGGGAAAAATACGTAACAGGCTAATGATAGCCGAAACGTTTATTGATGCCTGCATCATTATGAGTGGTGCCAGATTAGAAATGGATGATTGGGCCCATAAAAAAGAAGTAGAGAAAGTTGCATAAAAGTCTATTCGTTACGAATTTTATATAATAATGTGTTAAGAGTGGTCACTTAGACACGAACTTAAATATTACAGAACCTCGCAAATTGGCGGGGTTTTTTCATTTCAGGCCCTGACTAAAAGTTGCAGATTAACCGTGAAATGCATGAGCCTGCGGCCTGAATTCTTTCCCCTCGTTCTGAGAGGATTCACAGCAATAGAGGGGGACCGATGTCCGAACCAATAACCGGCACAGGCTTAGCTGGTGGCGCTTTAACTGGGGCGAGTGTTTACGGGCTATTAACCGGTACAGACTACGGTGTTGTGTTCGGGGCATTTGCTGGTTCCGTCTTTTATATAGCGACAGCGGCCGATTTGAGCGCCCCACGACGGATGGCATATTTCGTTGTGTCCTATATCGCTGGAGTTCTGTGCTCCGGGCTGGTCGGTTCTAAGTTATCCGACCTGACCGGTTATAACGGTAAGCCTCTGGATGCAATTGGTGCCGTAATCATTTCGGCATTGGCCGTAAAAATACTCACCTTCCTGAACAATCAGGATATTGGCTCGCTGGTGGCGCTAATAACGCGCCGGGGAGGTTCCGGTGGTACTAAATGATCCTACTGCAACCATCAATGCGCTGTTATGTGCTGGTGTCGTTGTTACGTTGATGTTCTATCGCCGCAGAGACTCACGTCATCGTAAGTGGGTGTCGCGGCTGGCATGGCTGATAACAGTGATATACAGCTCTGTGCCGTTGGCGTATCTGTGCGGCATCTATCCCTATTCATCATGGCCCACCATCGCGGCCAATATCATGATCCTTGTCGTGCTGCTGAGCGTAAGAGGCAATGTAGCGCGACTGGTTGATGTACTGAGGCACTAATGAATCAAACACAATTCCAGAAGGCGGCTGGTATCAGCGCCGGGTTAGCTGCGCGCTGGTATCCGCATATTACAGCTGCGATGAAAGAGTTTGGCATCACTGCTCCACTCGATCAGGCAATGTTCATTGCTCAATGCGGCCATGAAAGCCTCGGTTTTAACAGGGTGGTGGAGAATTTCAACTACAGCATCGCCGGGCTTGCTGATTTTGTTCGTTACGGCAGGTTAACGCAGGATCAGGCCAATTCCCTCGGGCGTAGCCAGTCGGAAACAGTGTTACCTCTGGAGCGCCAGCGGGCTATCGCCAACATTGTCTATAGCAAGCGGTTGGGTAACAACAGGGCAACTGATGGATGGGCTTATCGTGGGCGCGGACTTATTCAAATAACCGGATTGTCTAATTACCGGGACTGCGGTAACGGGCTGAAGGTTGATCTGGTGGCACAGCCAGAATTACTGGAGCAGTCCTCGTACGCGGCCCGTAGTGCAGCGTGGTTCTATGTCTCAAAAGGTTGCTTGAAATATCCGGGTGAGCTTGTCCGGGTTACTCAGATTATCAACGGCGGACAAAACGGGATTAATAACCGGCGCGCTCGCTTCCTGAAAGCAAAATCGGTACTGGTGGTGTGATCATGGGAATCGAAGCTATCGCGGGGCTGGTGGTTGTCATCCTGGGTGCTATCGCTGGCGCGTTTGGCATTGGTCATGCTCGCGGGACCAGTAAGGCAGAAGCCAAAGCCGATCAGCAGCGTACCGAAGAGAATGCCGCCGCTGCCGTCGCCGCAGCAGAACGTAAGGCAGAAGTCACGAAAGAGGCAAGCGATGTACAGCAAACCGTTAGCCATATGCCTGATGACGATGTTGATCGGGAGCTGCGCGAGCACTTCACCCGCCCCGGTAGTCGTTGATACGGCCTGCAGCTGGGTGAGGGTCATCTACCTGACCGACTACGATATCGATGTGCTGGATAAGCAGACCAAGCGTGACATCCTGGCGCACAACAAAGCAGTGCAGGCCAATTGCCCAAACATTACCCCCACCAAGGGATAAGACCAACAATATCCCCACAAAAGGATGAAACATGACTCCATTAGTTCTTACCACAGAGCAAATTAAAGCTCTGGCAGATTTCGCGGAGCAGGACGGCCAACCCGCTTACACGATCTCTCAGGCCAGCATCCCCGAATTTGAAGCTGAAGACGGTAGCACTGTGCCTGGCTACGAGGGCCTTATCGCCTACTCAGAATCAGAAGAGCACGGCGTACTTCAGCTGGAAGATTAAACATTACAGGAGCCATTCGCCGAGTGGCTTCGATAATGCTCCCCACATCGCACAGAGGTAACACATGGCAGAGATCACACCTGCAGAACAGATTCGACTGAATCTGCTTTCCACCCTGAACTACGACACAGCAGCCGCAAAAGAGGCGATTGCGTTTGTTCAGGATAGCCAGCTCAAATATCAGCTGTTCATCCAGCAGTACAGTCGCGTGACGACTGAATCCGAAGTAGTGGCGCGGACCATCAAAGCCGTTCAGGAGTCGACCGAAGCGCTGGCGCTGTTTGATACCGCGGCTGAGCAGGCCAGTTAAGGCATTACAGCAGGCATTCACTGAGTGCCTGTGATAATGCAAATATCATAAGGACTTAATCATGCCCGCACTAATTCCCCGAGCTTGTCGCAAGCGTGGATGCGCAGGCACAACAACCGACCGCTCAGGCTACTGCGAAAAGCACCGCAATGAAGGCTGGCAACAGCACCAGCAGGGAAAGAGTCGACACGAGCGTGGCTACGGTAGCCAGTGGGATATCAGGCGTGCGCGCATCCTGAAACGCGACAACCATTTATGCCAGAACTGCCTTCGCAGCGGGCGAGCTGTCGCAGCAAAGACGGTTGACCACATCAAGGCCAAGGCTCATGGGGGTACCGATGACGATTCGAACCTCGAAAGCCTGTGCTGGCCCTGCCATCGAACGAAAACCGGGCGCGAACGCATCAAATGATATAGATTCTCATTTGAGGCGAGGCAGAGGGGGGGGGCGGGGTCAAATCCCTGACGGCAAAGGCCCAAAGGACCGCCGCCTAGCCTTTTTTCACACCGCCGCAGGTTAGAAACTTTTTTTTGGGGTCCCCCATCCGATGATTAATAGGAGTTTTCGATTATGTCTGGACCGCCGAAAACCCCGACACATCTACGTTTGGTGAGGGGTAACCCATCTAAGCGAGCGATCAACAAAAACGAACCAGAGCCACCCAAAGGGGTACCCCCAACACCGAAGCATTTCGACAAGCAGGGGAAGTACTGGTTTAAGAGGATGGCTGAGGAACTGGACGCTATCGGCGTTATGTCCCTGCTTGACGCGCGGGCGCTGGAATTGCTCGTTGAAGCCTATACAGAGTACCGCCATCACTGTGAAACCCTTGATCGTGAGGGATATACCTACGCGGTTTACAGCGAGGATGATCCTGATGAAGGGAAAGAACGTGAAATCAGAATGATTAAGCCCCACCCGGCAGCAATGATGAAAGCGGATGCATGGAAACGTATGCGTGCAATGCTGGGCGAGTTCGGCATGACTCCTTCAAGCCGGTCAAAAGTCAACCGAGAAACGACACCTGACGATGACCTGATCAGCAAATTCCTTAATTCGAGAGACTAATGGCTAAAGTTGCAGATGGCATACGCTACGCAGAGCGTGTCGTGGCGGGAAATATCATTGCCTGCGAATTTGTTCGCCTCGCTTGCCAGCGATTCCTTGATGATCTGAAATTCGGCGAGGAACGTGGCATTTACTTCAGCGAACCGCGTGCGCAGCATATTCTTAATTTTTACAAGTTTGTGCCTCACGTTAAAGGGGCTCTTGCTGGTCAGCCGATTGAATTAATGGACTGGCATATTTTTATTCTGATAAACATCTTCGGTTTTGTTATTCCGCTGGTGAATGAGGAAACCGGCGAAATAGTGCTGCGCAATGACGGAAGTGGAAGGCCGGTAATGGTTCGCCGCTTCCGGACAGCCTATAACGAAGTGGCCCGCAAAAATGCCAAGTCTACTTTATCTTCTGGTGTTGGCCTGTATATGACCGGCGCTGACAGCGAGGGCGGGGCGGAGGTCTATTCCGCTGCGACGACGAGAGATCAGGCGCGGATCGTGTTTGAAGATGCAAAAAACATGGTCAAAAAGGCCAGGCCAACGTTGGGCAAACTGTTTGAGTTCAATAAACTCGCAATTTATCAGGAGCAAACTTCCTCTAAATTTGAGCCGCTGTCTTCCGATGCAAATAACCTTGACGGCCTGAATATCCATTGCGCCATTATTGACGAGCTGCATGCGCATAAAACTCGTGATGTGTGGGACGTTCTGGAGACTGCAACGGGGGCGCGCCTGCAATCTTTATTGTTCGGCATCACCACAGCCGGTTTCAACAAAGAGGGTATTTGTTTCGAACAGCGTGATTACGCCATCAAAGTTTTACGTGGCTACAACAGCGACGTAGAAGGCGCGGTAAAAGATGACACCTATTTTGCCATTATCTTTACCCTCGATAAGGATGATGATCCCTTTGATGAAACGGTATGGCAGAAGGCAAATCCCGGACTGGGTATATGCAAGCGCTGGGATGATCTTCGCCGCCTGGCTAAGAAAGCGAAAGAGCAGGTTTCCGCAAGGGTTAACTTTTTCACCAAACACATGAATATCTGGGTAACGGCCGAGTCTGCCTGGATGGACATGATGAAGTGGGAGAAATGCGAGTATATAGCTCCCCAGCATGAGCTTAAAACCTACCCAATGTGGGCTGGCGTTGACCTGGCTCATAAAATTGATATTTGCGCAGCTGTAAAGCTCTGGCGTGCTGATAACGGACACGCCCATGCTGACTTTAAATTCTGGCTACCTGAAGGACGGCTGGAAAAATGTTCTGCACAGATGGCGCAGATGTATCGCAAATGGGCCGAGCTGGGAAAACTTGAGCTTACCGATGGTGATGTTATCGATCACGCCCAGATAAAAGCGGATTTCCTTGAATGGATTAACGGCGAGAACCTGAAAGAAACCGGATTCGACCCGTGGAGTGCGACGCAGTTCAGCCTGGCGCTGGCAGAAGAAGGCGTACCGCTGGTGGAGGTCCCTCAAACCGTCAGAAACTTTTCTGAATCCATGAAAGAGGTTGAATCGCTGGTCTACGGAGGGCGTTTCCACCACAGCAATCACCCGGTAATGAACTGGATGATGTCAAACGTTACCGTTAAGCCGGATAAAAATGACAACATTTTCCCTAACAAATCCACGCCGGAAGCCAAAATAGACGGCCCCGCTGCGCTATTTACCGCAATGAGTCGAATGCTGGTTAATGGCGGGGAACCTGAGGCGAGCCTTTCTGATCACCTGGAAAGTTACGGCGTCCGTTCACTTTAAAGAGGCGCTTATGATCCTGATGATTCTTGCCCCGCTGATCGGGGTGATCGGTGCTGCTTTGTTTTCATATGGCGCATGGCTGATATTCCCGCCCGCAGGATTTATTACTGCTGGTGTTCTGTGTCTGTTCTGGTCATGGGCAGTATCAAAATATTTGTCCGCGCCACGTAATGTTCAAAACGAAGGCGGTGACTGATGTTCTTTCCCGGATTGTTTCAAAAATCTAATACTCCGGTGACCACACCTGCAGAGTTAGCGGAAGCCGTAGGGATGACTTACGACACCTATACCGGAAAGCGCGTCAGCAGCCAGAAAGCGATGCGTCTTACAGCGGTGTTTGGTTGCATCAGGGTGCTGGCTGAGTCAATGGGAATGCTTCCCTGCAACCTGTACAAGGTCACTGGCAACAGCAAGCAAAAAGCGACCTCTGAAAGGCTGCATAAATTACTGACCATGAAGCCAAATGACTATATGACCCCTCAGGAGTTCTGGGAGCTGGTCATTGTGTGTCTTTGCCTGCGCGGTAATTTTTATGCCTACAAGGTCAAAGCGCTGGGTGAGGTGGTCGAGCTTTTACCCATTGATCCGGGCTGCGTTGACCCTAAGCTTAACAGTCAGTGGCAACCGGTGTATCAGGTCACTTTCCCTGATGGTTCGACGGATGTGTTGGGTCAGGATGATATCTGGCACGTCCGAACACTGACCTTTGACGGGCTGGTTGGTCTGAATCCAATTGCATACGCCAGAGAGGCAATTTCTCTGGGTATGGCGACTGAAGAGCACGGGGCAAGACTGTTCTCAAATGGCGCGGTCACTTCTGGCGTTCTCCGTACTGAGCAATCGTTGACCGACGCTGCCTATGACAGGTTGAAGAAAGATTTTGAGGATCGTCACCTCGGGCTCAGCAATGCGCATCGTCCGATGATTCTCGAAATGGGTCTCGACTGGAAGTCGATGGCGCTCAATGCCGAGGACAGTCAGTTTCTTGAGACCAGAAAATTCCAGTTGGAGGAGATTTGCCGACTGTTCAGGGTGCCGATGCACATGGTGCAGAACACCGACCGCGCCACCTTCAGCAATATCGAAAACCTTGGCATTGGCTTCATTAACTATTCACTCGTTCCGTATATGACCCGTATTGAGCAGCGAATCAACGTGGGGCTGGTGAAGGAATCGAAGCAGGGCACCTATTATGCCAAGTTTAATGCCGGTGCTTTGCTGCGTGGGGATATGAAATCCAGATTTGAATCGTATTCAACCGGTATTAACTGGGGCATTTACTCACCAAACGACTGCCGTGAACTGGAAGATATGAACCCACGCTCTGGCGGTGACATTTATCTGACGCCGATGAATATGACGACCAAGCCGTCTGACAGCAATAAGAGCAAAACAACCGAGGAACAACATGATGCCGATGACTAAACAGCGGCTGGATATTCCGCTGAAGCTAAAGTCTGTCAGCGACAGCGGGGAATTTGAAGGCTATGGCTCTGTGTTTGGCGTTAAGGACAGTTACGACGATGTAGTTGTTCCCGGCGCTTTCAGTAAATCGCTTCAGTCATGGCGGGAGAAAAACGCGCTGCCAGCTATGCTCTGGCAGCATCAGATGGATGAACCTATCGGTGTTTATACTGAAATGAAAGAGGATGGCGTCGGCTTATATGTCAAAGGCCGGTTACTCATTGATGATGATCCTCTTTCAAAGCGAGCGCATGCCCACATGAAGGCCGGTTCTTTAACCGGCCTTTCTATTGGTTACATGCTCAAAGACTGGGAATACGACCGTGAGAAAGGCGTGTTTCTCCTAAAGGAAATCGACCTTTGGGAGGTCAGTCCCGTAACGTTTCCGTCGAATGACGAGGCGCGGGTGAGCGATGTTAAAAGCGCGTTTGCCCGTGGCGAAACACCATCCCAGAAAAGTATTGAACGGGTCCTGCGCGATGTTGGGCTCTCCCGCACCCAGGCCAAAGCATTCATGGCCGGGGGCTATGGCAACCTCTCTCAGCGTGACGCTGATGGTGTGGATGCCGCACTGGATGCACTGAAAAACATCAAATTTTAATCAGGAGTTGAATTATGGCAGTCGAAATTAAAGACGTTGAGCAGGTCGCGCAGGATTTGCAGCAAAAATTCGATGATTTTAAAGCGAAAAATGATAAGCGCATTGACGCTATCGAAGCTGAAAAAGGCAAGCTGGCCGGAGAAGTTGAAACACTTAACGGCAAGCTGACCGAGCTGGATCAGCTTAAAACCGCGCTGGAGGATGAGCTTAAACAGGTTAAACGTCCAGCTGGTGGCACTCAAAGCAAGGCCGCAACCGAGCACAAAACCGCTTTCATCGACTTTATGCGCAAGGGTAAGGATGACGGATTGCGTGATCTGGAGCGTAAAGCCCTGCAGGTTGGCGTGGATGAAGACGGCGGATATGCTGTCCCGGAAGAGCTGGACCGCACCATTCTTAATCTTCTGAAAGATGAAGTAGTGATGCGCCAGGAGGCCACAACTATCACAGTTGGCGGTGCCAACTATAAAAAGCTGGTTAACCTTGGCGGCACCGCTTCCGGCTGGGTCGGTGAAACCGATCCCCGTCCGGCTACTGATGCGTCTAAACTCGGTCAGATTGAACCGTTCATGGGTGAAATCTACGGAAACCCTCAGGCAACCCAAACGATGCTGGATGATGCCTTCTTCAATGTAGAGGACTGGATCAACAGCGAACTGGCGGTTGAGTTCTCCGAACAGGAAGAAATCGCTTTTACCAGCGGCAACGGTACGAAAAAACCGAAAGGCTTCCTGGCCTACGCCTCCACTCTGGAGGACGATAAAACCCGTGCCTTTGGCACGCTGCAGCACATTCTTTCCGGTGCGGCGGCTGGTGTGACTGCCGATGCGATTATCAAACTGGTCTACACCCTGCGCAAGGTACACCGCAACGGTGCTAAGTTCATGATGAACAACAACAGCCTGTTTGCCGTTCGAATTCTGAAGGACTCTGAGGGTAACTATCTCTGGCGTCCGGGCCTTGAGCTGGGCCAACCCTCCTCTCTGGCAGGTTATGGTGTTGCTGAGAATGAGCAAATGCCTGATATCGCAGCAGATGCGAAAGCCATTGCGTTCGGTAACTTTAAACGTGGCTATACCATCGTTGATCGCATTGGTACCCGCATCCTCCGCGACCCGTACACCAACAAACCATTCGTTGGTTTCTACACCACCAAACGTACCGGCGGAATGCTGGCCGATTCTCAGGCCATCAAACTGCTGCAGATCGGTGCTGGCGCATAATCTGATGGGGCTTCGGCCCCATTCTTATGGAGGTCATTATGCTGCTGAAAAAAGACCTGAAATGGTCACCTGATGGCATTCAGATCATAAGCATTCCCGCCGGTGAATATGAGGCTGGATCACTTCCTGAGCGCGCTCTTGAGGTTGCTGCTCAAATGGGGATTCTTGACGGCACTGAACAACCGGAAACTGAAACATCTGTTAAGCCTAAAGTCGGTAATAAGCGGGGTGAAGGCAAATGAAGCCCTCTGTAAATGAGCTTCGTTACCAGTGCCGTATCGACAGCGATGACGATACAGAGGATGTGATGTTAACTCTCTACCTCAATGCCTCTTTGAAGCACGCTGAAAAAATCACAAATTGCCGTCTTTATGATAACGCTGTTCCAGACGACGATCCTGATGGAGTGGTGATAGAAGATGATATCAAACTGGCCCTGATGCTGCTGGTTTCGCACTGGTATGAAAACAGGGAGCCGGTGAGCAGCGACAGCGTTAACACTATTCCGTTCGGCGTTAAAGCAATTTTGGAACAGCACCGCAAAATACCTGGCACGTAGGAGGTGATATGCAGGCAGGACGATTACGGCACCGGGTCACCATTCAGAACTTCACAACCTCCAGAACACCTTCCGGTCAGCCGGTTGAAAAATGGGAAGATGGGAAAACCATCTGGGCCGAGGTTAAGGGGATAAGCGGTCGGGAGCTTTTAGCCGCTGGCGTAGAGCATGCTGATGCGACAATCCGGGTCTGGGTGCGTTTTCGCAGGGATATTTCAGCCACATCCCGATTGAAGGTACGGACCGGCCCGTTTAAAGGCACAGTTCTTAACGTTACCGGTCCTCCGGTTCCGGATATAAAAGGTACCCGGCTGGAAATTCTCTGCAAACAGGGGACCGAAAAATGATTGATGTGAATCT